TCCATAATCGAATTAATAAAACTGTTTTGAATATATTCATGGTGCATCATCTTTAGATTTTGGGAATCGGTAATGTTTTTCTTTCTCTCAGCTACAAGCTGATTGATTTGAGCGTATCTCAATCCGTGCTCCCTTCCCGCTTCCCTGATCTGCGTTTCCGTCATGGTGCGCAAAGTTTGAGGATCGGAAATATCCAGCATGAAGTTCTGTCTGTCGATTACCTGTTGCCTTTTGGCTTCGGATGCATCCGCTTTGCGCTCTTGTTTCTGCATGTGTTCTGTCTTTGAGACATAGGATTTCATTTTGTCCAATTCGGTTTCGGCGGATTTATTTCCACTTGCCGCCAGTTTTTCAAGATCGTTATATTCGGGAATACTCTTTAAAAGTTTAAGAGAAACGCCTTGCCCATTCCCCACAGCCTTGCCAATAGCGGCTTCAATCTTCGTGCCAACTCCTGCCGCCGCGTTTACCTGATCGGCGTGGTTCTGGGCAAACAGATGATTTACTTCCGCCTGTGCAACTTTAAATGCGCCCGGATTATCAATAAATTTATCATGCAGTTCTTTGGTGATTTCTGTCTCAGTTTTCTTTCCATTGGCAATATCTGACAAATATGAAAAAGAAGCATCCAAACCTTGTTTTTCTTCGCTTCCATGTTTAAGAGATTTCTCCAAAGATTCATAATCCTTAGTGGCTATCTCTGATTTATGTTCAGTTACAAATTTAAGGGCTTCTGACGGGTTGTCAGCCCTCATCAACTTGGCTCTATCGGTGAAAGCCTTAGAGTTTGCGTTAAACATTTCTTCCTTGTATTCGGGGCTGTCTTCCGGAACACCATTCGATTTTAATTGCTCATGGACTGATACTAAAAACTTACTCATGAGGCTGAGAGGGTTCTTTGTGTCGTAATTCGCGGGGTCTTGATAGCCTAGGGATAATTTCTGTTCATCCATTTCCGTTTGAGCTTTGGCATTGTCTTTGTTTAGGTTATCGCCTTCAACCGCTGCATGACGATGTAAGGAAGTGTAAAACCTTATTTCTTCCATCTTTGTTTGATTTTCAAACATCCGAATCTGATCAGCGTTTTTCAACTGACCTTTATATTTGCCGATTATTTCCGTAAACTTTTGGCCGTAAGGTTCGAGGTCTAAAGCGTCTTTACCTTTTTTTCTTAATCCATCGGACTCAAGATCAATTATTTCTTTTGAGAAGTTAACATAGACATCCCGGACAACCGTTGTATTGGCCTTAACTTTTTCCTGATGTGCGAACTCCTGCATTTGCCCGCCAACACCTTCAATCTGTCGGCCTAGTTGTTCGCCTGCCTGAGCAACCGGGCTGCCCGTCTGGAAGTTAGGCGCGGCCTGTGTGTTGGGTTCTACCCTTTCAGTGTATTGAGGAAGTATCATTTTCCGGCTCCCGCATATCCAACAGATGCGCTTGACACACCACCCTTTCCGGCTCCCGCATATCCAAAAGATGCGCTTGACGCACCACCCAACAAACTGCCACCGGCTTGAAGATAACTCGCGTCTTGTTTCTGCTCTCCGCCGAACTGCGTTATATTCGCCTCTGTATTATATCCCCATGCCGTCCTTTGAGCATTGTTTATTATCTGTAAACTGTTCAGTTCGCCGAATTCTGCGGTCTGGGTTTCGATAGTCAACGGCGTACCGGTTGAAGGGCTTACTCCACCGGCGCCAGCGGCGGCCACTTGAGAGGCTTCAATCCTTCTGGCTTTCATTTTCTCGTTTGAGGCAACTGCTGCCGCTTGATTCTCAACACTAACAGCGGTGTTCTTCTGGGCATCTGCCGTCATGTTCGCCTGCGTTCTGGCGTTCTGTCCTTGCTGAATTGCGGAAGCTCCCGCCACTGCCGCGCCAACTGCCGCGATAACTAATCCTGCTACTGCTACCATATTACAACTCCAATCCGGCGGCTCTTATTTTTTCCCCTTGATAATTCATATCTGTGAAAATATCTAAACCCATCATCCGCCAGTATTTTTGTTTTTTGGGCAAATCATTATCATATTTGCCGGTGGTGATAATAAATTTATATCCTGCGTCTTTCATGTCCTTTTTCAGTAAATCAAACCCTTCTTTGTAAAACCTCCATGCCCTCGGAGTCCATAGATTTACTGTATTATGAACCATCACATACGGACGATCTATCTGTATTGTTAGGGACGCCGCCGTTTTTTCGCCCTCGCAAGCGTTAATCTCAAAACCGTCAAAAGTTCTGTTGCATTTTAATATCATAATCTCGCTATTCCCAAACTGACTGACCGGTCAGTTATTTCGTTAAGCTCTTCAAAGGTGTTTTTGTTAAACGTCTTCCCCTTGCACTTGAAGTTCTCTGCGGCTTCCATGCACCGACCTTGAGCTTCCTCTAAAGTATCTCCCAGACCCACCGCCTTGACAACCGTGCTTACTTTATCATGAAAAGGAATATTATAATACTGATCTCCGATTTTACACGCTCTCCGAATTTTGATCGAATGAAAATCCTTTTCATCAATCTCCATCGGGATTGATTCGCAGTCCGCATTCTGCGCTTCCACGCTCAACTCTGCGGCATACTTCGCGTTTAATTCCTCTTTAACTTTTATTCCGTTTGCGATTCCGTCACATACCTTCGAAAAGTTTTTTCTGATTTCTGAAATACAAGCGGCCGGTGGATTCCCCATTCTCATACAAGCGTCAATGTAATAAGCCTTTTTTTCTTTTCCCCAGCGGTTCTCGGTAGATATAGCACCGTTAATATCGTATTTCCGATAAATAGGGAGCATTGCCTTGTTGACTATTTGAATTGGAACGGGAAGTTTATCACTCGGCATAACCTTGCAGGAATACCCGTCGCCTTTTACCTCGATGCCATAAAGAGAATTTTCAAAAGATTCCCCGTGCAACCGCATAGAATCATCACCGATTTCCACGCCTTCCTTTTCAACAGGAACTTCAACCATGAACTCTGCAACATCACGGTAAAATCCCAGCTTATGAGCCAGTTCGTCAATTTCATTTATTGAACTTTTCCAGTCAATATGATGGAAGGTTTCCTTGACCCCCCTGATAGTAACGTCCATCTTTACCCACAAGTCATCTTCTTTTCTAAGAATTGAAGAAAGACTATCTATGCCGTAAACTATCCGGTAAGGCGCAAAGGGAAGGCCGACGCCTTTTAAAGTATCCTTAAAGAATGACCGGTCAAATTCCAAGTCTTGAGCAGGGTATCTTCCTTCGCTGTTTCTTATCCCGCCCGCGCCAAAAACCGCACATCCTTCCTGTCTCAATTCCCATTGCTTATCAGCGTCGCCAACATCGAAGAAAAAAAACGTCCCCTTGTTTTCCTTAACAATGGCCTTCGTGTCCTCGTAGCTTTCAACTCTCGTTATGCCTGGTACGCCCTTGCCTATGTTTTGATAATCAGGTGTCGGCCACGGCCCCATCCACGGAACGAATAAAAAGACCTCTCCGAAATCCTGCGCCAAAGTTTGAGCAAGAAATACGTCAAAGATACCGTATCCATAAACAAGAGCTTTCTTTTTGGACAGGTCGTCACCTTTCAATATCGTAGGAACTGCTTTCTTGTTCGCCGGTAAAATATAACCATACGGAGTCTTAATCATTTGCTTTCTCCTGTAATCCAAAATGGTATAAATAATTCATTATGTGCGCCCATAGGTTCGGGATCTCCAAATTCAAACCCAAGCCATTTCAACCATTCAACTGAACGTGTATTCTTTGCCTCAACGTAATTCTCAAGCATTGGATGTTTCTCTATCAGTTTCTTTAATATCTTCCGGCTTTTAATCAGGAACATGGTTTCGTATTTATGTATGTCTTTTGTGCCTACCAACCATATCCAGTCAGGTTTAGCCACTCCGAACATAGTCACCGGCACCCCGTCAACAAGTCCCGTCCACGCCTCGCCCTGCGAGTTCCAGAGGGATAATTGAATTGATTCCATCGGAGTCATCATATTATAATCAAGCATCTCTTGACGATCTGCATCCCGCACGTGATCTGCAATATATTTTATATGTGCGGCCTTAGCTTTTAAAATTTTAACTTCCATTAATTCCCACCTAATTCGAGTCTCGGAATGACACAAAGTATAGAACACGGCAACGGCTGAGACTGCCGAATAAAAACCCGTCCTTCTTTATTCCAGCCACACTTTATGTTAATATCAATAATATCACTTACTAAAGCGTCCGGTTGCCCGTAAGTTGCCGGTCTTGCCTGTTTGTAAGGGACAAGATGATCAGCGTCCGGGCCGGTAAGGAAGCCCGTTGACTGGTCAACTATTACCGAAACCGAATTAATGTTTTTCTTCTTATCTCTGATGTCTGATTTCATAGACGATATATCTAGAGTTTCAAAATCAGATGTGTAAGCAAGACCAACATGAACAACAAGCGCCGGATTATCAAGGTCAAATTCTCCATTGTCCGGCATGACGAACGAAGGCAAAACAAAACCATCGGCATGGACGACAACTGTCATACCTGCCAAATGAGACGCTCCGGAGAAATGATTTGCTGGCGTAGAGGGTCTGCCATCAAACGTAAGAGCGCAATCAAGGAAATAAGCATCCACCTGATCTTTAAATTGCCGCGGCATCATTCTTTCGATACACCAAACATCTTGACCCTGCATTGTTCTCTTGACGCTGAAATAAACTACATTGGCATTATTTTCGATGATACAGCAGGCAGATTCAAAGGTCCCCTGTGTGTCGTGGTGATGCCATGCGTTGATCTGTTGTTCTGGGAAGAATGTACAGCCCAACAATTCGCCATCGTCCCTAACCGCCCAGATACAGGAATAAGGATTTCTCTGATATGTCCAGTCAACTATCTGATTGAATTGTAAAAGATGATGACTCATTATTGTGATGTCAGTTCCGACAAAGGCATTTTCAGAGAATGAATATCCAAGTGTTCTGACTTCATTCCCTAATTCCGAAACGAAAAGCCCGAAATTATTAATTTTCAGGGGCGGTACATCACACGCCGGATTATCCCCCTGCCAACTTAAATCAAGCGTTCCTGTCCCGGTAAGAACGTCTTGCCCGCTTTTCCCGCTTTGCACCATCCATATCCCGCCGGTAGTCAGAAGCAATAAATATTGCAGATTTAAAAAGTGTTTAATCTCATTTACTTTATCTGACAATAATTTATAGGTAATCGCATCATCATCAAGGGCGGGATTTCCTACACCGAAATCAATAAAGGCATCTGTGCGGCTACCCCAGAAAGTTGCCGGTTGGCCATTAGTCCTTGCGAATAACTGCCTATCCTGAAAGTATGTTGTTGTGCCGGGATAATCCTGATCTGACCCCCATGCAGGTAAAGCCCAAAGGTATGAAGCAGCGCCTTTTGTCACGACTCCCCCGGTGACGGGCAGACCGACGCTTTGATTCCAATAATTATCCATATAAAAGAAATTAGAACCTACACCAGCTTGTCGCCATACACCATTTACTTCGGTTGCGGCACCGGAAAGTCCTGAAATGGTTACGGCTTGACCATTAACATAAGGAAATGTTGCAGTTGCGGTAGAGACACCCATCGGATAACCATTATTGGAATGCCCCAGCTCGGTTATCGCAACCGGCAGACTTGTTACTAAAGAGTTAGGCAATGTTGATAAAACAATCCCGGTAATAATTTTCGCACTGGTAAACCCGGTTATTTTGACAATTCCAAATCCGGAATGAAGGTATATCCATAGAACACCTTCAAAACCGTCATATTGTGAACCTTCCGTATGAGTGGGGGGGATTGTCCCCGTAGTCCCTCCTGATCCCCCTGCCTGATAATAATTATTTCCATACACAACGATATCACCATAAGAAACCGATTTATTAACTTCCCAAGACGCGGTTAAAACATTAGGAGACGCTTGGATGTAAAATTCTAGACCTACCATATCCGCCGTGAATATATCGGCCGTTGCTGTCACGGTTGTTCCACTACCAACTCCACAGTCGCTAACACTGACAAGGATATTTTCATCAATGTTAATATCCCTGAAAGGTCCGTTTACATTCGCAAAGGGCGTAATCGTCCAGCTTGTTTCTGATAGTCTGTTGATCTGATAAGTCGGGTAATCGGGATGGCAGACTGTGATAACGTCCGCTGATTGAATATATTTTAACTTAAACAAATCAGCCACAGCCCACGGAGTATTGACAACTATTACGGAATTCGAGTCGTTCATAGCAAGAGCGCCATTGATCACTACCTGCATAGTGTAGTCGCCCAGCACTATGACATACTGCTGGCTTTCGTTGAACTGAAAAGGAATAAACCGAACTTTGCCTGTTAATGCCGCAACAAATTCAGTGCCGGGCCGGTTATCAGCCCCGCCGTATTTCGTTACGATGAAATTCTTGCAGGTTCTTAACCCTTTATAATATTGCTCAAAGTCAATCCGCCCGTATAATAAAGGCGAAATCTCCCCCGCGGTGAAACTGGCCTGCGGGATTCCTTGAGCAGTATTTGATCTTTTACTCGCCACTTAATATCTCTCCGTAATAAAACGGCTTTCTGGTTCCTTATGTTCCCTACCTTCATTCAACTGAAGAGCGCCCGCTTCCAATAGAGCCGATTCGTAAGCCTTGCCTGCGGTCACCGCAAAATCCGGATTAGCTGAAAGCGGGGCGACAATCTTTGAAGCAAGAAGCCACATCACCGCATTGACACACGCCGGACTCCATAAGGGAATTGTTGTCACTCTCGCGGTGTAAGCTAAGATGGCATCTGGCAAATTGGTTGCAATCGCATTGCGGCCATTCGCGGCATCGGAGACAACTGCAAATGGGATATGATGGTTTTCACGTAGTCCGCAATTCACTCCCGATACCCCGCAATAACCCAATGACTCAAGATCTGTAATATCCTGTGGCATTTGAGGCAATACAAACCTTGCTTGAAGACAGTCAGACGGATAGGCGAAACAGAAAAGCCATCGAGGAACGGTCAATGTAATCAAAGCCAAATTTGCATATTCCATAGCAAAGCCCCAGGGAAAAGCCTGCAACACCTGATCAACTACGGCATCCCAAAAAGTATTACAGACATTCGCTTGAAGACTGCCCTCGGTGATGTCGTTAATGTTCTGCGAATTTCCGATGGCATTAAGCGCCATATTGTAAATAGAAATCTGGCTTGAGCTGTTCATTTCTTTTTCCCTTTAAGTTTTGGCGCAGGCGAAAGCGGCGTTTGATCGAGTGCCGGGTCACCTTTGTCGTCCGCTATTTTCTTTGCGGCGGCGTAAAATGGAAGCTCCTCGACCGGCACTATTTTCTTTTCAGGTTCGTCAATAGGTTGCATCCAACTGCCTTTCGGCCCTTCATACGTGAAGACAGTTCCCGGACGTATCACCCCGTAAAGAGATGACTTGTGCGGACTATTGGGATGGATGTGTCCACCGTTTTCAATTGCTTTATATGTTCCCATTGATTCTCTCCTTTCTGATGCTTTAATTTTTAAATCTAAATATAAGTCAAGATGTTTCTTGTTTTTTATCCATTCCTTAAGAACTGTTTTATTATTGTCGTTTTTGTAACCTTCCATATTAGGATTATGCCCTGAGCCTATCCCTGAGCGGCCGGGCAAACCTTTCATCCCCACATAAAGGCTTTCTTTGTCATCAACCAAAATATGGGCATTGCCTTTGAGTCCTTGCCATATTCTAATGTCTAGGAATTGATCGCCGTTCATTTTTCCTAAGATTGATGGAATTAAAGATTTCTTAAAAGCTGTTTGAGCCAATGACGCATGATCGGAGAACTCTTTACCGTTATGCTGGTAATACTTAAATGCCTGAATGTTATAATATTTACTCTTTCCTATACCAACAAGATCATATCCATTAAGTTGTTTAGACATTTCCTTGATGTACTCGGGTGCATAGTACTCGTCATCTTCAATGATTATTATTTTATCGCCAGTCACTTTTGACAATGCCAATTTAAGATTAATGACCATGGTATGAAGTGGATCATTCTTTTGCGGCTCACGGCGGATGTATTCGCAATTTTTAGGAATATTGGCCATGGGTATTTTCCCATCGTCAATTACGATCCACTGAGATGGAATAATAGTTTGATCTTGCATCCATCTCGCGCACAAATCAAAAGCAACGATCCTATCTCCGGTACAGGTTATGCAAGTGATACTATTAGGTTTAATTACTTTATCCCACTCGTCCTCTATTTCAGGTTTGTTTGCCGCAACTCTTACGCCTCTAGTCCCGTAGAAATCATGTTTGATATATCCAGAAAGGTCAAAGTTCTTGATTGCTTTATCTAATCCTCTGCGGCGAATATCAAGACAAGTTGAAACGGCAGGCGCACCATGATGAATAAAGGGAGCGTACTTTTTATATTCCGCTATTTGTATCAGGCAAAAATAAGGCTGGAGGTATTTCATTGATCCCAACTTACTTTCGTCCGGCCGTTCTCCGAAGTTAAAACCGCCCAAATCGGTCTTGATGACTGTGCCGACTCCATAGATATCATCTTCCAGAGAGGTCATCATTTCTTCTACCGGAGACTTGATCATTTCAATATCGGAATCGAAGATCAGGGCATAAGGAGTTTTGACAAACCCCAGCGCCCAATTAATCCCGCGCCCATGACCGATATTCACATCGGACTTAATAACCATAGTTTTATCGTCAGAAAGAGACTCAACGTATTTACGGCAGGGATTGTTTTTATCCGACCCGTTAACTATGATTATTTTCATACCAGGATGAAACTTCCTGACAGACTCGTAAGCCCGTTGGAATAAATCTTTTGTATTATGGGTTACAACTATACCCGTGATAGTTTCATCTGTAATCATTTATCCCACCTTCCCGGCTCATAAAAATTAAACAAGGAAAATAAATCCTCCCTATACGTAACAGGATAATGTTCTTTTAAATATTCGCACATATAACCATCAGCCCAATTATGATCTACAAACCTGACTTCTTTTAAAATCTTTCCTTTTATTATGAACTGTTCAAGACCTACCTCGCATACTTTAATACATTCCGGCCTAGCATAAAGCGTGTTCGTACCATGCCAAGTATTTGATGGGTGCTCATAGTTTATATTGTGTCCGCGTTTCATCGAAATGAATATTACAGGATCATCCATTTTCTTGATCTCGCTAATAACATTTCCTTCAATCGAGTCATCATCACAGAGAAACATATAATGATCTTCATCATTTATTGGCTGGTTTTCGATAAAGTAATTGAATTTAAAATAAAGACCGTCTATTATTACTTTCGGACGAACAGGTGAGACTATTGGATTAATCCACTTTTCCGGCGGCCAATCAACAATGTTGTCACGCATAATGGGATGTAATATAATATCTTGCGGACGGAAAAAGTCTGCATAGATATTCGCCATAGATGGTCTATTGAATCCCATTACGATATGAATCATAATTTAAAAGCCCATGACGTATCGGGGAATATTTGATCTGGTTCTCTCCCCATTATTTCCATTATAACTTGAGGAACGGCATACATATAACCACCACGCTTCCGGCTTTCCTAAAAGCCTCATTGTAAATCCTGACATCGATCTGACATATTGATGTAATATAGAAACGCTCTCCGTCCACTTACCTTGAAACATTGAATAGTCTGCGCCGGGATGTCCGGGGTTCGGGCCTTCCATTGGGCAGCCGCAAAGGACAATCTTCTTATATCCTTCCTTAATCCCGGCCATGACTCCCATAAGGGCAGACGACCCCCCCTCCCATGTTTCACGTGGGACTACAATATCAACTCCGGGACTCGGTTCATAATGGATTAATTTATAGCCCTTGATCTCGTGATCCTTTGCGTATGCCCTTATATCCGGCAAGTCCTCATAATGACCTGTGGCGGCATATTTCCACGGCAGAGGGAATTTAAACGCGTCAATCCCCGCAGCCATAAAGGCAACAGTTCGCTCTTCACAACGATGGATCATTAACGCAGACAGACTTTTTATGTCTTCATTAAGGCAACGAGCCGTTCCTATTACCACAAGAATATTCATGACTCTCCTAAAGGCAGGGAAGCCCTCTCGCTCCCCTGCCCGGTAAAAAGTTTAACCTATGGTAATTCTTGACGGATAGCTCGTGTTAAGCTGTGCATCGTGCATCAAGAAACCTGAAATCGCTCCGCCGGTAAGCGAACCGGAGAATGTGAATACCATTCTCAGGTACCGGAAAAAACCAACACTGACAGGTAGATACCCGATCAAAGCCGATCCAGCGACTGCACCAGCCCCGAAAGTGCCAAGCGTCATAACGGTGAACTGACCGCCGCTATTAAAAGTTGCCACGGTGTCCGACTGCAATGTAACAGCACAGGTGATAGTCCTCGGTGTATTTGCGTCATTCAACGTAGTTGTGAGTAGAGCTTCAACCATTATAGGTTCGCCCACTCCTTCATAAATCTTGCCGCCGCTTACGGCAAATTCATCTGACGCGCCCAAATCAATATAACCCGTCCCGAATGTACCGGCACTTGTGTCTCCGGTTGAATACATCGGCCCCGCGCCGGCCAGCGCATATTTAAAGCAAAAAGCTGATAATACTGATAAATTCATCTGAAAGTCCTCCTTGACTTATTTTACTATTGTTATGTTACTTTATTATTACGTTATCCGTGCTTCACCTGACGACAACTGATCGCAAGTTCTTACAGGGACCCCACGGCAGAAAGTTACCGGCCGGCCGAAAACATCATTGCCTGATTTTAAGGTGTACTCTGTCTTGTTCAGTGATTCGATGTCCAGGTATTCTGCGGCGGTCCTGTTACAATAGAATACGGGATTCGGTGCAAGAGGAATCGGAGCCGCTCCATTCGCAGGGGGATTCTCAATGCCGGTCTGCACATTACCGAGGGCCGGGACTCTGTGTAATGCCTTGACCATCAGGTTGATGATATTGGGCGCGTTCGCATTCTGAGCTATAAGGTCGGAAGCGTCAATATTAGCGATACGCACAATATATCTCCAATCCTTCACGCACAGGCCGCATTCCCAATCCCATATATCCGCATAACCACGGAACTTGTCGCCGTTAGAATCAAAGCAGTCAATCTCTCCGAGGTCTTGATGGGTCAATCCAGCCTTGCTTCCTTTGGGATAAATACCGAATACGGTGTACAATCCCCAGCATATCAACCAGATTGACATATTATCGGCTCCGGTCCCGCCCGCATCAATGATGTTCTGCGCATTACCAGCGGATAGAGAAGAAAAACGAGGAGAAAGACCGTTGTACTGCTCCGGGTTCAGAGTTGAATCGCCATACATCAGGGCGGTCATCTGGGCTTGGTTCAGCCCTTCAATTTCTCCGAGACCTTCAATCATCCTGAAACTTTCGGTGTTTCCGTTAAACTCAGCTGCTTTCTTGTCCACTTCATGCCGCGCCTGCAAGTCCGCACAGGTATCGGTTACCTGGGCGTAGGTCGACTTGGTTACCGGAACACCCTGATACCACTTCCTGAAGATAGGAACGGGGAGTCCTGTCCTGATTGTGGTTCTTTCCCCATCGGGGAGATTGCCCTCTTTCCACGGAATATCTAAAAGAGGTTGGTTTGTCTGTTGTAAAAGTTCTACGATTCTCGCTGTCTTCCCATCGGGATCAAGCGTCTTCGCTACCGATAACAATGAGGGCCATGCCCCCGTACCAAACATTACTGCCATAATTTATTTACCTTCCTTTAATTTATTTTTTTCCGTAAATTGCTTTTGCGTAGTCATCAACTGACTTTGCGTTTTCTTTAGGTTTCCCTTCTTTCCCCAGTTCGATAGTGTCCTCTTTTAAATGGACTGCCATTTTTGCCAGTAAGAGATTAAGCCCTGGATGCTGATCCATTCCCAGCTTGACTAAATCCGATCTCAAAGCATCGGCCTTGTCCTGCGGGAATAGAGTATTGATCACCCTGATAGCGTCCAGATTTCGACCATCAGCATCAAGTTTTATTTCCTTGTTGGCGATAGTCTCGGCGTGCCAATCGGCTTTCTGCGTCTCCATTGCTTCCTGCCATCTGCTTAAAATCATTGGCATTACCTTGTTCGCGTAGAGGTCGGCTACCTTCTGGGCTTTCTCCTGAGTCAATCCTATTTCCTTGAACAAAGGAGTTACTTCGTTCATCATTTCCTTATCGAGTTCCATGCCGTCAGGTACTTTAAATTCCGCGTATTCTTCCGGCACGATCCCCTTCTTTGCTTCGTCGGCTTGCTTTGCCGCTTCATCAGCCTTTACCTTGTCCTCTGCCTTCCGGTCGTCTTCTGATAGTTTCGCTCTGCGTTCATCTTCGGCTTTGGTTTTGGCAATGGTCTCCTTCTTCGCCTTGATGTCATCTTCCGTAAACAGCTTGGAAAGATCATCAGGCTGTGTTTCTTTGGTCTCGGTTACTTCATTGTTTGTTTCAGTTGTTGGGGTCTCGGTTGGTTCAGTCATTATCTTTTTCCTCTCTTTCTTTTAGTTCTTTTTCTGCTGCTTGTTTTGCGTATTTCTCTTCCTGCCTTCCGGCTTTCATCATCAGTAAATAAGCGTCCGGGTCTAAGCGTATCACTTGTGAAAGTAATGCGTTCCCTATTGATCGTCTGCCCTCGTTAAAAGCAGTTAGATACATATTGTCAGGGACTAACGATTGCCTGAACGCTCCGCAATTACTTAATATCCGCCAGACAAACTCACGGCCGTATTTTAACTTTAAAATTGACCGAAGATTTTCGTCATCCCAATCCGCGAGCTTTTCAGCATATGTCTTTATTTTCTCAGCCATTATTGACCTGTCATGCTCTTCACTAAATCTTGAACGCCGCCGGAGTTGGTTTCACCAGCCGCCTTTCCTGCTTGAGCGGCATCCTTCATCGGCCTTGCCATCTGAGCCATTTGCTCCATCTGTTTTTGTTTCTGTCTCGCCTCCCTTAACGGCACAACCTGTTCTTTCGTCCGAATGATATTAGGATTAATTCCGTGCATTTCCGCGTATGTGTCAAGTGCTTCATCAGCATCAAATTTATCAAGAATTTCGGGATGAGACTGCGCTAATTCACCGGTGAACTGCGCCACTCTTTCGATGTTCGCCGTGCCTACAAGCTTAGAAGCCTGAGCCAGTATAGATGTATATTCAATCTTCTGTGGGAAGTCCTTCCCCGCCAGCGCTGGAGGCGGAGGCTTGATTAATCCCCTTCTAAAACAGATTCCAAAAACTCTCTTAATCAGTGGGTCAAGAAGTTCATCATTGAGCCTTTCCATGACCGGTCCTAAAGCCAGAACTTTCTCTGAATGCCGTTCTTCGATCTCTCTCGCTGTCATTTGCGGATTGTCAGACTCGGTAATCATCTGCATCATGTCTTCAAAATAACAGCGTTTTATCCTTGATTGTATTTCCTGAATGTCTTCAAGAAGTGGGGAAATCTCCGGTTTTACTTGATACAGTGGCCGGAAGCCCGCGTGTTGATTGCTTGCCAAGCCATCCAGATAGGTTATGTCCCCAGGTAGTGTTGATGTCCGTGCTGTTCGAAGAAGCGAATCACCCAGCATCGGAGGGTCAACCCACTTGTCAATCGCCTGCGTCTTGCGTTTCTGCTCGAGCATCAGAGCCTTGATATCGCCCAAGGCATCCATCCCAGGGGAATAACCATAAGCGGAATCATCCCACAAATCCCAGCGCGGAGCCATGATAGGGAATTCTTCATATCCGCCTATGCTCAACATCTTCTCGTAGCTCGCGCCCCACTCAAATTTCACTGAACGAAACGGCTTATTGTCGGCGGATACTCTTACTCGGTCTCTGTCATCATTCGGCTCTATGCAATGGACAACTTCAATTTCCGTTTCTAATTGTTTCGATCGGAACATCTGTAAAACAGAATCAGAGACTTTATCTTCTCCAAACATCTTGACCAACTGCCGAACCGTCATAGGGTATCTGCGGTACAGTGAATCACATCGGTTTTGCTCATTGACCGCTATCAGGTACTGGCCATTCATAAAAAAGTAGAATCGACAGGTCGAGGCATCATCTTCGAGCGCGGACATCGCAGCGGTACCGTAATCTCCCAGCGCGCCATAAACTGAGGGTAATACCTTATACAGGTTTGATTTAGTCATGATGTCGCGCATGATTGTTTCAACATCGTACAGCCATTGCTTGACAGGACCGAACTCTTGTAATTGTGGGTCAGTGGTCCCAAGTTTAAACCACGGCCGCGTAGGGGATGTCAGTCCTGCCATGAGGCCAGAACGAAGCGTCCTGCTCGCAAGCGTCGCCGTGGAATCAATGATCTTTCGATTGGTTTTGGTGCCTTTGCTCGGATCTATGGTATTATTAATACGGACTGACCGCGGCCTGATGTAGCTTGCTATCTCCTGCCAGTGGGGAAGAAATGAACTGCGCTCGTCTTCCATGCTAGAATAACGCCGCATGAAATGATCACGGAGAATTTCTATCTTTGATGGATTATCCGATAATTGCGCCATAAAACAAAAGCCCCCTGATCTTAATCAAGAGGCTTTCGCGTGTTGACTTTAATTCCCCGCGTGTCTTAAAGAGAGGCAGGAAAAGAATTTATTTTACTTTTTCAAAAGTGCTTCCAGTAAGCCTATCATTTGTTTCAGCCCACGGATTAATGTTTTGATAATTTCTTTACTATCTTCCGACATTAACTCACCAGTGATAATTTGCTTTTCTCAGGCACTACAAGGCCCGTGGTCGCCTGTAAATACATCCCTATCATATCATCGTCTTTGACGGGATAGTATGAATACGCGCCTATCATGGCCCAGAAAGCGGGCTTGCCGGGGAAGTATTCTAACCCCATTAAGGTCTCAGGCGAATTAGGTGCCTTGCGCACTGTCATGAATCGCATAGGATCGTTGACTCTGTTTTTAGCGAGGTCGAGTTTTCCCATGATCCAAACGCCCTGATTTATTACAAGTGTTAAATTGTCCATTTAATTTTCCTAGTTTGTCCCTAAAAGACTTTTTGGTTTTGTGTCTGCCGGTTTGGTTACTCCCAGAGGACTGGTTAATGTTGTATTACTTGCCGATGCTCTCCGTCTCCGCATATCCGCGTCGGCTGCCGCTTGAACTGATGGGTCTGCCTGCTGTGGCGGCGGTGCTGGCGTAGGTGATGCTGATGGACTTCCTCCGAAACACATGATTATACTTTTGCCTCCTCGAACGGATTGTATTCATGTTTATGATTTTGATTGCCATATAACATACTTTTTTCTGTTTGTCTAGGGGCAACTGGGAACGCGAAAGTTAATGCTAAAGCATCTCCCAAATCCGGCGACCGGCCCAATCGTTTTTTTACCTGATCCTTGTCTTCAAGAATTATTTTCCCGTTGGTAAATGAATATGTCGGCGTTGTCATTTCAGCTATAAGCTCAGGTAAATGCGGTAATTGTCCGCCGCTCTTTACCCAATCGGCCATAGCAAACCACATCTCAGCCCGTTTATTGGCATATCGAGGATCAATCGGCTTGCCGTGGAACATTACGCCCAGAGGATGATATCCTGCCGTATGTAGATTATCAATAACTCCATGCCCCCAATGTCCGGTGTCGTCAATAAAGAAACTATCACAATCCCAATCACGCTTAATCATGGCGCATTTAGCCGCTATCTCTGTTGTCCTCACCTGCCTCATAATTGTCGGCATTCCGGCAAATAATCCCTGACGCGGGAAAATGACTGTCCGATCATCGCCAAACCGCGCAACATCAATACCCAGCACACGGCCAGCCCACTCAAAATCATCTTTCTTTATTTGCCGCTTCATTGCGGCTTCAACTTCTTCAATGCCCAGTAAAGCATTAAATCCCTGCGGCGGGAATAGTCCGAGGATGGTTGCCATTACCCAGGGGTTTTCTCTGCCATGCGTTTCGATCTGCTCTCTGGCGTATTCAATTGAAACTCTGCTTGTACGGTTAGGATCGTCAGGATCAGCAGTGACAGTGACTACCCTCCATTGATTTCTGAGGGTATTACAGACCTGATATAAAAGTCCATTTCTCGAGGTAGGATTTCCACCTTGCATGATTAAAGCGTCTGTGGGCGCTCCTGTGAAGATTTGTTCTGCTGCTTTACCTACCGCGGGTGCCATATCGCCCGTTTCATCTAAAAGGATGAATGGATATTTACTATGAAGTCCGCTTAGAGAGCGTCCTATCGCATCCTGATCTGCGTCTTTTGCGTAAGAACGTGCGGAAAGAAACCATGTCTCTGGATGATCTTTAGCCTGTATTCTTTCTTTGTGCCACTCAAAGGCACGAGTTAAGTATGTTGATTGCAATTGCCATTTTGAAAGTTCTGGCCAGAGGTTATCAGCAAGATTATCTTTAGTAATTGAAAGCGCCGCGCCCTTTGGATGTTCACCCTTATCAGCGAAACACGAGAGTCTCCACCATCCAATGAGAGCAAGAACCATTGTTTTGCCGGGACCGGTACATGCCTTCATAGCAATGCGATTATTACCGGGAGCTGCTTCAAGAACTTCATACTGCCACTTATCCAAAACAACATTAGGCCAGTTATCAGCAACAAACTTCAACGCCGATTTGCGCCAGCTCTGGATTTTTTTTTTGGACTTTTCTAGATTAGTCATCAGTCTCCAGCAACAAGGTCTTCAAGTTTTAAAGTTCCTGAATGTTCAAGCTCTTGTTTATCCCGCCACTGTTCAGGCTTACGGTTCTTTAACCAAAATATCATTGACGTTGCGTCCGGGGGATAATGTTTAATGATTTTTGTTTTCACGATTTGATTTCGGATTACTTTAATATCTACATCTTCATGTTCGTATCCCGTGGCCCTTTTAAATAAAGAAACTTCGACTTCTTTATCAACTTCCTCTTTTCCTTTCGTTATAGCGTGCAAAAACTTTTTATCTTTTTTATAATAAAGTAGGGTTCTCCGTGAAATATCAAGGATTTGCGCAACCTGTAAATCTGTTTTCCCCTCTGCGTATAGAGCGCATAATGTTTTTAAATTGATTGTTCCTTTTTTAGAGGGTCTCCCGTTTTTCTTCTTTTCTTGGTTTTTCGGTTTTTTTGCTTCCGACATACAAAAACACCTATGTTTAAATCGTCACTACAAAGACTTTCTTACTTTGACCTTATAATAACATATGGGTTTTTACTAATCAAGAATTGTTTTTTTCCACCCAGCCATTAATAATCCTCACGTTGCCGTTGCCGTTTTAATTTAAAAGCTTCTTACTTTTTCCATCTAGCCTGATCTTGATAATTTCCCTTTCAAGTTCATTTCCCATCCTGAAATTTTCCATTTCATGCGTTCCGGGTAAATACTCAGGGTGCTTTCCGTCACGAGAATTAATCACATCATAAAGGCGCTCAAACTCTTTTTGCTTCCACTTCTCTTCTTTGCTTTCCATGAGGCAAAGTTGAGGCCATCCTCCCATTGCGTTGATAACCGAATGTATTGCCGGATCGTTAAACTTTACGCTTTTATAATTACCTATCCGGGCAACAGCGTTTAAAACCTCAAGCCATGCTTCAGTTGCTTTATTTTCTTTTTTACCGCAAAGAACCTCACGAAAATCAGCAGGTTTTGGAAAGAATTTATTGGAATAAATAATTTCTTTAAAAGCTTCTTCGCATTGTTCATCTGTGAATGGTTCAAGCACTTTCCAGTATAAATCCGTTAATAATCTCGACATTGTGCGGTCGTGAAGCTCGCAAAGCGTCGCCATATACTCTTTGAATTTAATTTCGTTTTTCATACCGGAGGCCTCCATTCATCAAGCATTCTTACTGTGCCGATTGTTTTATCTGATACTTTCCCGGCCAGGGGGTGCGCTTCCGTATCTTCATCAAGCCAGCCTTTAGCGTTTAGCCATGTTGCTGGATGTGGAATATACTTGCCTTTTTCCTTAATCCAATCTTCTGATGTCTTGGCCCGCTCCACGGATGCAATCATCACCGCTAAGAGCTGCTCGTCAGGATTGATTTTTAAAAAGGCTTTTTCTGCTTGCCCTTTGGATTTCTTTTTTGGGTAGGATTGATAAAATTGCTCAAATGTACTTAATTTATTATTAATTAAATCTTTATTTACATCTTCATTTTCATCTTCATTTTCATTTTCAGAGTTTGCTTGTCTTTTTGCTTTAGCAAATTTAGAAGCAAATTGAGTCTTTTCTCCACCTTTTTTACCTGATTCAGCTCTTTTAATTGATATATTATTATCCTTAACCATTCGTTTTTGATAAAGATAATCACCTTCTATCAGTAAGACCTTTTCATTAATCAATTCTTGTAGGGATTTTTCTATCACCTCCAGAGTGTAGGGCATTTGTTTAAGCAACTTTAAAGCAAAATTTTTGACCTGCTTAGAGTCTTGCTTGTCTTTTTGCTTAAGCAAAATTTTTCCATATTCATCTGATTTATGTAAAATACACATTAGGCGAATATAAACACCGGTTGATTCCGCGCTACATTCAATTAATTTTTCATCAGTTAAAAAATCTTGAATATACAACGGTAAATAAGGTTGATCTCTCAGCGCCATGATATCTCCAAATTTTCTATTATTTCTTTTGATTTTGGGATTAAATTATTTATTTTTGATTTATAATATTCAATATCAATATCCTGAAAACATTCTCTATATCCGCCAAATTTCTTTTTAGGATCGTAAGGATTAAAAATACCATGGAGATACATCTCTGCTTGCATGGCGTCACGACAATCTAACCCCATCAACATATAAATTATGGTTGCCCTGTAACCAAATTTCATTATTTGATAAAAACGGCAATACCTATGAACGGAAGTTCCTATTTTATAAAAAGACTCTTTTTTGTTTTCTAATTTAATTAAATAAAGATTTTGCTTATCCATAACTTCCTCTTATAATATTGCCGGGTCTTTGCTCATTTCCTACCCCTTTTAAATACTATTTTTACCACATCAACTTAATTACAGTTGACGGTGATACGTTATAAACTTTTGAAGCCTGAATATCGTTTACCTGGCTGTCATCGTGCCAGACGACGCCGTTTAAGCAATCCTTTACGAACTTAATAAGATTGTCCAAATCGGGCTTCTTTGTATGGAAAATGCCCGCCTGTAACTTCTTTTTAGAAATACTTTCCGGAATCGGCATATAAAAAATAAGATTTAATTTAATCGGTGTGCCGGCCGGAATCGGATCATGCCCGTTCAGTTGCGATTGCATCAGGCAAATAAACTTACCTTCCTCTGATTCCTGCGCGTTGTAAGTCGTGACGAATTTGCCGCGACGTGCGAACCGTGGGCGTTTCTTTGCTAATGGATTGCCCGGGATATTTAAAATTAATTCATTCATTCCCCTACCTCAAATATAACTTTTCTTTTCGGCGTAAAAATAACCCGCGCTTTACATTTGCGGCAGGTAGAAACACTTTTGGCGCTGATGATTGCTATCTCGTCCCATCCGTGATCAGAGTAGAATTTCCAGCGAAAACCGCTTTTATTGCGCTTGTCCGGTTTTTGTATCTGAACAATATATGGGCCTTTAGTTCTAGTCATTGATTAGCCTCAACATCTGTGCATTAATAAACCGGCGCTTTCTTCTTTCCTGCCTGCTAACTCTTTTGGTTAGGCGCGGTTAAATTAAATTCCATTTTGTTTCTCTATATGGGATTGCAGATATGGGCACATTTAATATTTTTGCTAGTTTCTGTGCCATATTTTTGCGCGGATATCGATTTCCCTGCTTCCACATAGTAAGCGTGGAGGGCAAAAACCCCTTAGATAACAATAACTTTCTATTTTTTTTGATTAGTTTATGGAATGTTGTTGTCTTTTTCATGGCTCCATAGTATATGAGGTTCACAAATATGTCAAGCACAAAAAATAATTCACATCAAATGTAAAATAGTTCTTGACAAACGATTAAAAATAAATTAGGCTATGCGTAAATCAAATGCCCACATCAAAGCGGAGGCAATAAAATATGGGAGGAGATAATGGAAAATAAAAACAATTATCGTCACGGAGATCTTGGATTGATTGGCGTTAGCGAATTACCGGCCGGTATCGAGC